AGAAAGGAATCAAATGATAATAGCATGGTTTTCTTGCGGTGTAACATCCGCAGTAGCTTGTAAGATAGCATTGAACTTGTATAACGATGTACAACTCTATTATATCGAAACAGGTTCCGGGCATCCAGATAATGTCCGATTTATCTCAGATTGCGAGAGATGGTACGGGCGGCCAATTCATACCATTCGCAGCGATAAGTATCTTAACGTAGAGGATGTGTTGGCTAAGAAAAGATTTATTAATGGTCCTACTGGTGCAGCTTGCACATTCGAATTAAAGAAACAAGTCCGTTACAAGCTGGAAAAAGAGTTGGGAAATTGGGACGGTCAAGTCTGGGGATTCGACTTTGACCCGAAAGAAATAAACCGTGCTGTCCGCTTTAAACAGCAATATCCTGATACAAAGCCGTTGTTCCCACTTATCGAGCGACAGATAACCAAGCAAGATGCAATGGGAATGCTTTGGAAAGCTGGCATTGAAATCCCTGCCATGTACAAGATGGGTTACAATAACAATAATTGTATCGGTTGTGTCAAAGGTGGAATGGGATACTGGAATAAAATCCGGAAGGACTTTCCGGAAGTATTTGCTCGAATGGCGCAGATTGAGCGTGATGTTGGAGCTACCTGCCTAAAGGATAAAGACGGTCGTATCTTCCTTGATGAACTACCAACGTGGCGGGGCGACCCAGTAGAAGAGATTATACCGGATTGCTCGCTTATCTGCCAGATAGAGTTTCAAGAGATAATCGACAGACAGGTAGAACGAGTATTGAAAGGAGAAATTAGTATTAATGATGTAGTCTGAAAAGCTCAAAACAAGAAAGGAATGAGTAAAACAACAATTTATTATCTATTCCTAGTAGCAATGTATATGCTGCTAGGATAGGTGGAAAGGAGAGATATGAAACAGACATTGGAAGAAGTCGCAAATGAAATTGGAGGCGTACATCCTGACTGGGATAAAATAACTTGTTTTAGAATAGGATTTAAAGAAGGAGCCAGATGGCAGTCAAAGCAATCTCCTTGGATAAGTGTTAAGGAACGGTTGCCGGAGCCAAACAAGCTTGTCCTTTGCAGAATGGTATCAAATGGAGCGATTGTTAGTGGCTATATCGTTGTTTCATCCGGGAGATCGCCATACGTTGCGACAGACGGAGGATTTGAATTTGAGGATTGGAACGGCTACGAGTGTGACATGTGGATGTCCATCCCGTCTTTTGATGATATACTCGAAGCCAACAGAGATGTACTGGAACGGATTAAAGAGAAAGGAGATTAGATATGGACATTATGAATGAAGAAGAAATATCGAATGCTGTGAGTAGTATAGAGTGCACAAATATAGCAGATACTATAGATGGAGTACAACAAGTAAATGCGAGTTTTGATCCATTACAATCAATATTAAAAAAGGAGGTGAATTATGAGGGATAAGTCTAGATTGAAACATGTGATTGTGCAATTATTTAATTCAAATAGTATAGAATATGGGTAAAAATAGAAGATTAGTAATTAGGGTGGATGACCGAACATCTATGCTATTAAGTGAATTATCTGATATTACAGGGACGAATACTTCTGTGATAGTTAGAGGTATGATAATGCGATGCGTGGAGGAACTGATTGATAAATCGGGAAATTGGAGAATCAACAATGAGAAGAATAAAGACAGGAAAGATTAATAAAAGGATTATGGCTATGATTGAGCGTAATTATTCAAAGCTGAAAGAGCTATGCGGGTATCGTAGTTATGGCTGTTTCTGTTCAAAAAGTTATGAAGATATATTTCAAGATACAGTCCTTTATGTATCACAAGATAAGAGAGCATCCGCTATTAATACAGATAAGGAGTTAGTGGAATACTTTCATTATCGTTTTAAGATGATTGAATTTCAAACTATAAATGATAATAAATTGTTAAAAGAGATACCTTATGCCGACTATAGAAAAAGTAAAGAAAATGATTCCCAAGACGAATAATATGTATAATCAGGAGCGTAGAAAGATATATGATTCTGAGAGATGGCGTAGATTGCGTGAATGGAAATTGATTAATAATCCTTTATGTGAATTGTGTTTAAAGGATGGCAATACTGTCCCGGCAGAAGATATACATCATATTGTATCTTTCATGGGAGTAGATGATATAAATGAAAGGAAAAGACTCGCATACGATTATGACAACCTTATGAGCTTATGCAAGAGATGTCATCAACGTATCCACAACAATAATGAGATAAAGGAGGATGTAGTAAGACGAGGAAGAAGATAGGGGGGGGGGATTTTTTCTAGAAAACGATCTTCCCAACCTCGCCCCACCCTTCTTCACACGCACGGAACTTTTTCAAATTTTGAATTTGTTAAAATATTAACAGTTAAAAAATGACGTATGACAAAATAACGGTTTTATAAAAAAAGTAATATGGTAAAATTTATAATGCCAGAGCATCTCTCATCGGAAACACAGAAATTTATGAAAGATGTAGTAAAGGAGTTGAATGCGAGAAAGGCAATTCAGAATATAGATATTGGTGCATTAAGGATGTTGGCTACGAGTTATGAGATGTATTTACAAGCGACCAAATTATTATTAGAGGAAGGCCCCGTAATAATGATCAAGTATGAGAAGGCCGCTAATCCTGCTCAGAACATAGCGACCAAGAATTATGCGCAAGTAATGAAGATAATGACCGAATACGGTCTTACTATAAAAAGTCGTGGAACTATAAAAGCGATGAAGTCTGACAATGATGAGGAATCTCCTTTGGAAGAATTTATCAGAAAGGGTTCAAAATCTAAGCGATGAAGAAATACTATCAGTATGCCGCGGATGTGCGTGATGGGAAAGTATTAGTAGGAGAATATATCAAACTGGCTGTAGAGCGTTTTTATAGTTTGTTTGAAAGGGATGATGTTGAATTCAGGGAGGAAAGAGTAGATTACGCCATTGAATTTATTGCATTGTTGAGGCATTATACTGGTAGGCACGCTGGGAAGCCGTTTGTTTTGCTTCCGTGGCAAGAATTTGCGGTAGCTAATATTTATGGGTTTTATAAAAAGGATGAAGACGGGACATGGAACCGTCTTACATCTTTTGTTTATATAGAAATGGCCAGGAAGAATGGGAAATCTGCTTTTGCTGCGGCTCTTTGCCTGTATCATTTAATAGCAGACGGTGAGGCTAATGCAGAGGTCTATCTAGCTGCTAATTCCAAGGATCAGGCGAAGGTTAGTTTTACAATGTGTCGTAACTTTGTATCTGGTCTTGATCCGAAGCACAAATATCTAGAATCATTTAGAGACCAAATAAATTTTGATAGAACTTTATCTTTTATGAAGGTTCTGGCTGCTGATTCTTCAAAACTGGACGGTCCCAATCCGTCAATGTTTCTTTTGGATGAGTATCATGCAGCTAAGAATTCGGGTTTGAAAGATGTGCTTCAGTCCGGACAGGGTATGCGTGATGATCCAATGGGAATTATTATCACTACGGCAGGTTTTGATAAACTTGGTCCTTGCTATCAGTATCGGGAAATGTGCACTGAGATTCTTAAGGGATTGAAAACAGACGATACGATATTTGCTTTGATTTATTCATTGGATGAAGGTGATAATTGGAAAGATGAGGCTGTGTGGGGGAAAAGTAATCCGAATTTAGGTGTTACGGTTAAAACTAAATATTTACGTGAACAGGTTCAGAAAGCCATTAATTCTCCATCAGAAGAGGTTGGTATAAAAACGAAGAATATAAATATGTGGTGTGATGCTGAGACGGTATGGATTCCAGAACATTATATACTTGATTCTTCCTCTGATGTGGATTTTGAAAAATTTAGGGATATGGATTGTTATATGGGGATTGACCTTTCCAGTACAAGTGACTTGACTTGTGCGGCATTCATGTTCCCAACGGCGGAAAAATATTATTTTAAAGTGAAATATTACCTTCCCGAAATGGCTTTGCAAGAAAAGAGATTCAAGGAGCTTTATGGGGAATGGAGAAGAAAGGGGTTGATTACAATCACGCCGGGTAATGTGACGGATTACGACTATATATTGAACGATATACTTGATATAAGGGATAGGGTTTATATTCAAAAGATTGCCTATGATGCATGGAATGCAACCCAGTTTGTGATAAACGCACAGGAGAAGGCATTGCCTATGCAGGAGTTCAGTCAGGCTTTAGGTAATTTTAATCGACCGACAAAAGAAATGGAACGCCTGATGCTTTCGGGAAAGGCGATAATTGATAATAATGTGATAAACCGCCATTGTTTTAGGAATGTGGTTATGGCAAGGGACAGGAACGGAAATACAAAGCCAAGTAAGCAGTTCGAAGAAAAGAAGATTGATGGGGTGATAGCCATGCTTGAGGCGTTAGGCGTTTATCTGATGTCTCCGAGATATGGAGAATTTTATTAGTTTGTCATACATTTATAAGGTTTATAATGAGATTTGGTTTGTTTTCATTAATATGTAAAGAAGATGGTTCGTGAGAATAGTCTTCTTTTTTTCTGTTTTTGTCATACAAAATTTTGGTTAGTGGTATAATCAAATTTAAAAATTATGAAGACCAATCAAATCATGATTCGCCCAATGGGTGAATTTACAGTTAGTCAGAGAACAAAAGACGGATATTTCGATGCTGGAGAATTGTTGCGGCAATGGAACTTATCAGGACAGGAACAACGCAAGATGGATGTGTTCTTAAATTCAGTGAGTACATGTAAGTTTGTTGAAGCCTTAATAGCAGAAGCTAATGAGGTAGGTTTAGGGCAAAATTGCCCTAAAATTGATAATCAAGTAGTTAAGAAAAGTAAGGTTAAAGAAAAAGGTAAAGCTGGAAGACCTAAAGAAGAGGTATGGATGCATCCTTTCTTATTTACAAAATTCGCAATGTGGATTAATCCTCGTTTTGAAGTAAAGGTAATACGCTTCGTATATGATGAGATGATTCAATACAGGAATCTTGCCGGTGATGCGTATCCTAAAATGTGTGCGGCTGTTTGTTCTATACTTCCGAAGGATGTATTCAAGCAGAAGGTTAAGGATTTAGCAAAATCACTCAATATCATTGTGTATGGCAAACATGAATCAGAAATGCGTAATAAGATTGGTGATGAGGCTAAGATACGTGAGATGTACGAGTTGGAACAACAGATAGCCCAATGGATTGAGCTTGGTTTCATCAAAAACTATCAGGAACTGAAGCAGGCGTTGACGAAGATATATTATCAGAGACATCCTGATGTATTACCCATGTAAGGCACTTTAAAACTTTATTCATAATATAATTACTGTTACAGGGAGGGGTGTTTTGTTCGTGATGAATAAAACACCTTTTTGTATGACAAAAAAAAGGTTAGCTGATAAAATCGAGCAAATGAAAGTTTTTGGATTAGAAATTAGAAAAGCGTCAAAAGTGGAGACTTCCCGTGTAACTGCATGGAGTTATACCGGGGGAAGGCAGATACTAGCCAGCAGAAGCAAACCTATGCTTCTTTCTACAGTGTATCGTTGTGTTGATTTGATTTCGGATAGTGTTGCTGTATTGCCGTTGAAGACTTACGAACTGGATAAGGATGGTTTTAAGAAGGAGGCTAAAAACCACCCGGCTTATTACATTTTGGATATGGAGCCGAATGAGGATATGACACGGTATGTGTTTTTTAAAACGATTATGGCTTCAGTATTGCTTACAGGGAACGGATATGCATATATTGAAAGAGACAAGGATCTAAATGTAACACAGTTGATTTATATTCCTTCTGGTCAGGTAAGCATTGTATGGATACAGGATAAGAAGGGAATTATGCGAAAGCGTTATCAGGTGGTAGGATTCAAGGAGCTTGTAGAACCGCGGGATATGTTTCACGTACTTAATTTTTCTTATGATGGTATAATTGGTGTTTCTACTTTGGAACATGCCAGACAGACAATTGATATATCTACGTCTACAGAAGAGCACGCGGCAGGTTTTTTCAAAAGTGGAGCCAGTGTAGCCGGTATATTGACGGTTGAAGGTGCCAGATTGGACAGCAAACAAAAGGACCAGATTTATCAGACGTGGGAAGAACGCACCAACCCTATGAATGGCCATCCAAATGGAATAGCCATATTAGAGGGGAATATGAAGTATCAACCTATCTCTATCAGTCCGAAAGATAGCCAATTTATTGAAAGCCGCATGTTTAATGTGGTTGATATGTGCCGTTTCTTTTCTGTTTCTCCTGTAAAGGTGTTCGATTTGTCCAAATCAAGCTATTCAACGGTTGAGGCTACCCAGCTTCAGTATTTGACAGATACGGTATTGGCTGTTATAACGAAGATAGAACAGGAAATTAATAGAAAAATATTTCTTCCTTCGGAAAGAGGACGAATTATTGCAGAATTTGATACTTCTGCCATCTTGCGTACTGATAAGGCGGCTCAGGCATCGTTTTATAAAGAGATGTCTTATATAGCTGGTATAACACCAAATGAAACGCGACGCGAATTGGGATATTCGCGTTTGGAAGGCGGAGATAACGCCTTCGTGCAGTCTAATATGCAAACATTAAGCAATGCGGTTGTGCAGAGAGTTGAAGAAAATCCTGTTATAAATGAAAAACGGTAGGCAAAGAATAAAAAATAAATTTTTGTCATACAAAAAAATGGTTAGTCGGTAAAAGAGTATAAAAATGGACGAAAAAAGAGAGATAAGGAATACAGCCTATCAGGTTCAAGTGACCGGGGAAAGCAAAGAAAAACGTACAGTTGAGGGGTATGCCATTCTTTTTAATACGCCATCGGACGGATTATATTTTGAAGAAGTTATAGAACGGGGTGCTTTGGACGGTGTATTAGAGAAGAGCGATGTTTTTGCGCTTTTGAATCATTCCCAAAGCCGGGGTATTTTGGCTAGAAGCAATAATGGAAGTGGGTCTCTTTCTTTAAATGTGGATGAAAAAGGGTTAAAATATCGTTTTGAAGCCCCAAAGACAGCGTTAGGTGATGAATTGTTAGAAAACATAAGAAGAGGGGAGATATCAGCCAGTTCTTTCTGTTTTGATGTTGAAAAGGATACATGGGAGAAAAAAAACGATGGAACTTGGAAGCGTACAGTTTCTAAGATCGGGAATTTGTATGATGTTTCTCCTGTATATAATGCCGCATACAGCAAGACTTCTGTTTATATGCGCGGCAAAGAGATTGCAGAAGAAGAATTGCGTAAAAAGGCAACCATACCAGAAGAATATTATCAAAATATTGAGAAATCATTAAATATTTAATTTTATGGCAAAAGAAAAAAGTATCACAGAATTAAAGGACGAAAAAAAACAGTTACAAAGTCGTTCTAGATCAATCATTGAGGCGGCAAAGGGAGAAAAGCGTCAGTTCACAGCCGAAGAGAACGAAGAATTGGGAAGAAATCAAACCCGTATGGCGGAAATCAATCTGGAAATAGATGAGAAGGAAACAGAAAATCGTCAGGCACCTGCAAGACGCATGGAGTCCACGAATAAACAGTTTTCTCTTCGCCGTGCCATCCTTGCGCAAATGAATAAAACCGAGCAAAGGGATAGCGAGGCGGCTGTTATCGAGGAAGCGACAAAACTTCATCGTTCTGTGGCGGCAACGGCTGAAAATAGCGGTGAGTTGATCATTCCTATGAGCTATGCAAAGCGTGCCGCATATACGGCTGGCACGGAAAAAACTACAGGGGTAGTAATTGATGAAGAGCAGCAAGAATTACTTCTTCCCTTGGAATCCAACCTCGTATTGTCTCAAGCGGGAGTCCGTATGATGACCGGGCTGGTTGGAAACATCTATTGGCCAGAACATTCCGCTACAAATGTATTTTGGGAAGGAGAAGATGCAGAGGCCAAGGATGGTGCAGGAACGTTCAAAAAGGGAAATTTATTCACTCCAAAACGTCTGACGGCATACGTAGATCTTTCCAAACAATTACTGATTCAAGAGAACCGTAGTGTCGAAGGACTTATCCGTCAGTTGATGGCAATAGCTATCGCGCAGAAAATTGAGCAGACTGCGTTTGGAAAGGAAGTGCATGCGGATAATGTGCCAGATGGGATGTTTCAGGAAGCCAATATTAGCAAAACGATCAAAGGCGATATGACATGGGCTCAGATTGTAGCGATGGAAACTGGTGCAGATTTGAACAACGCTTTGTTTGGTAATCTTGCATATATAATGAATCCGTCCTTGGTAGGTAAGGCAAAGACAAAAGTAAAGGATGCTTCGGGTGCAGGGGGCTTTATTTTTGGCAATGACGGACAGGGAATGATTAACGGATATCGTGCATTGCGTACTAATAATATTCCTAAAGAATTAGGGGAAAGTACGGATGAGTTTGGTATCGTGTTTGGGAATTGGGCCGATTATTTCTTAGGTCAATGGGGTGCTATTGATATGACAGTCGATCCATACACTCAGGCAACAAAGGGCATGGTCCGATTGGTAGTTAACTCTTACTGGAATATGGGGATGATCCGCAAAGAGTCATTTACTGTTGCGTCATTGAAATAATATGGGTATGTATGTGACTTTGGATTTGGCTAAAAAGCATTTAAACATAGAGGATGCTTACGATGGGGATGATGCATACATTGAGTCCCTGATAGAAGTAGCGGAAGAGAAAGTTGCTAAAGAATTATGTGTGTCTGTGGAAGAGCTTACCTCTATCGGTGGAGGTAAGTCTATCCCGGCACCGATACGGCAGGCTATACTTTTATCAATAGGGGCGTATTATGCATACAGGGAAGAGGTTATTACCATCCAAAGCCGCCCATTGGAACAAGGGGTTAAATATTTGCTATCCCTGTATAGGGATTATAGTTTATGAGAGCTGGATTGTTATATGAGACATTGGTATTTAAAGAGTTGAGAGAGCATCAATCTGATACCGGGTTTGTGGTGAAGGAGTATGAGGAAATCTTTCGTTGCAAGGGATATCGTAGAAAGATGTCATTAGTAGTGGATAAGGATGGGGTAAGTGCTATGGAGCAGTTTATTGGAAGAACGGTTGTTTTTCAGGTAAGAGCATATCCCGTGATAAAGAATACGCAAAGGGTTGTATACATGAATAATGTATATGAGATTAAAATGATAGATCCTCAAAGAGATAACACTTTGATTTTAACTCTTGGTAGAATAGATACATGATTATGGAGCTAAAAGTAATAGATCAAGAAAATATTCATTATCTAGTTCGGAATCTGGAGGATTTTGAAAAGGATAAAGCAATCCGTAGTGGACTAAGATCCGCTGCTTCTGTTTTCATGCGTAAGGGAAAAACCAATCTCCGTGCAAGAATGCGTAAAAGTGGAAAGGTTACAGGAAATTTGGAAAGCTCTTTTACTACGAGAGTAAAGAGAAGGAAGTTAGGTGCACTGTCCGGTTTTACACAATCAGGAGCTCATGCTCATCTCGTGGATATGGGAACAAGAAAACGTCCACACCCGCTTACTGGCACATCCGGTATTATGCCTGGGAATAGTTTTTGGTCGGATGCCCGTAAATCTGAGGAGGCCAAGGCGGAGCGATTTTTGTATGATGGCTTAAAAAGGGCTATCCAGCGAATCAATGAAAGAAGATAAGTATGAATATGTTTGGAATAACCACGGAGATACGTGGAATACTTTTGGAATCTAAGGATGTCAGCACTTTTATCGGTAGGAAAATTTATCCTATAGTGGCTCCGGATGGGACAGATGGTGATTTTATAGTATATCAGCGTGATGGATATCAGCAAGAGTATAGTAAAATGGGAGTCGCCCGTCAAATACCTATCGTCTATGTTAGTGTGATCAGTGACAACTACGACAGAAGTAACCAGATTGCTTCCTTGATATATTCAGCTTTGGAGGGAAGTTTTAAAAATCCAACAATGACGATTCATTTGGAAGATTCTACAGAGGATTATGTTGATAACAAGTACGTTCAAGTGCTTCAATTTTCGATCAGTTCTTTATAATTAGCAAAGGGATACTAAGTTCAGTATCCCTTTTTTCTGTTTTTGTCATACAAAATTTTGGTTAGTGGTATAATCAAAATTTAAATATTATGGCAGAAAAAAAGTATGATTCAAGTAAAGACATGATTGTCGGTGACAAGTTAATGCTGTTTGTTGAAGTCACTAAAGAACCAAGTACAAAAGAAATAGTTCCGATAGCTTTTGGCACATCGTGTGGCATTGATATTAGTGCAGATACAATTGATACCAGCAACAAGATGTCGGGTAACTGGAAAGAATACCTGACAGGACAGTTAGGTTATACAGTATCAAGCGAAAGTATGTTGTCTTTAAAATCGGGGCATATGTCGTTTGTTACGTTGAAGGAATTGATGAAGAAGCGTACTCCAATTCCGTTTGTAATCGCCAAAACAGAAGAAACAGAAGGCGACTTCCCTAAAGGGGAGGAATATGTCAAAGGCAATGCAATCATTACCGCACTATCAATGAAGGCTGATAATGGGGCGATCTGTACAAGTTCTGTAACGCTTCAAGGTACGGGCCCGTTAGAGGATGGTGCTGGTGCGTAATTATTAAAATGTAATAAGAGAAGGCAGTTATACAGACTGCCTTTTTTAAAATAAGAATATATGGAATTAGTAATAATATCTGTTAGTTGTATTATAATTCTCTTCTTTTTTACAAGATGGTGTTTACGAGAGGAAAAACATCCGGTTCCATCTAAAAAACCGATAAAGAATGCTGTTTTTCATAGATATACCGTGAGGATGATTATCAGATGGGAACAATTGATGAAAAAGCCTTTCTCTCAGATGGACTATTCATCAAAAGAAGATATCGATGCTTTTTTATACGTAATGAATGTGGATAACACTCCTTATACATTTGAGGTCTTTAAAACTGCATTGGAGAATGATGGTATTTTTAAGGATCTGATGTTAAGACTTGATAGGGCAATGGGCATAATGGCTCAATTCCAAGGAACTGAATCATCTGATGATACGAAATCAGAAGGGGGGATATCGTGTAGTATTGGTGAGATAGTATCCATGTTGGTAATGGGTGGGTTGGACGCTCATTATGCGATGGAGGAAATGGATTTGTGTGATTTGCCATTATATATAGAAGCTTACGAAAGAAAACGCAAAGAAGAGCTGGAAAATGCCAGATTATGGACCTATATATCAATACTTCCTCATATAGATGGGAAAAAGGTATCATCCCCACAAGTATTATACCCATTCCCATGGGAAACGGATGAGATGAGGCGTAAGGCTGAAAAGGAAATGCGTGAGAATGAAGAACAGTTGATGAAGTTCCTTAATGGTGATTTGTTTGATATAAATAAAATAAACTGGAAGAGTAGGGGGAATTAATATGGCCGGTAGATTATCATTTTCAATAGCAATTAACTTTCTGACGGAGAATTTCAGAAAGGGGACCAATCAGGTTAAGGCAGGATTTCAGGCCATGCAGGCTCAGATACTGACTTTTGCGGCTGCATTAGGTGTCGGTGGTATAGGATTGTCCAATCTTGTGACTAGATTTATAGAGGTGGCGAAAGAGACAAACAGGGTAACAACCGCATTGAAGAATGTTTCAGGGTCAATGTCCAAATTTGCAGACAATCAGCGTTACCTTTTAGATTTGGCGAAAAAATATGGATTGGAGATAAATGCTCTTACTGGGAATTACGCGAAGTTTACGGCAGCGGCTAGTATATCGGGAATGTCTATGCAGGAGCAGAGGAAAATATTTGAATCCCTGTCAAGGGCGACAACTGCATTTGGCATGAGTGCAGAGGACAGCAATGGTGTATTTTTGGCTCTGTCTCAGATGATGAGCAAAGGAAAGATAAGCTCTGAAGAATTGCGTTTGCAGATGGGAGAACGGTTGCCGATAGCCTTGCAAGCTATGGCCAAAGCGGCAGGAACGAGTGTTGCAGGTCTTGATAAGTTGTTGAAGGAAGGTAAATTATTGAGCGCGGATGTGCTTCCAAGATTTGCGGATGCATTGAATGAGATGCTTCCTAATGTGGATACTGATAATTTGGAAACTTCTCTGAATCGTTTGAAAAATGCATTTACCGGGCTGGTCAATAAGTCCGATGTACAAAGTAAATATAAATCAATAATTGACTGGCTTACGGGATATATTCAAACAGCGGCAGATAATATACAAAGTCTTATAACTTACGTTGTTACTGCTATATCTGTATTGGTAACTAGTCGCTTGGTTAATAAACTGATCATTTCTTTTCAAAAAACTGAATTAGCGGCAAAAGCAGCAGCTAGGCGCGCGGCAAAAGCAGCCGGGCAATCGTTCGATGAAGTTGCATGGAGATCGCAAAAAGCGACTTCTACAATGAGGATGATGTTTGCCAATGCTGTAAAATCTATAAAAACTGCTCTAGTGTCCATTGCTCCGACTGCGGTAATAGCTGCTATCGGTGCGATTGTGGCGAAATTGGTAGTAATGTATCAGGAAGCCAAGAGAATAAAAAACTTGTTCTCTGATTATAAGGCTGAATTAGGAAAGAGCACCAATACATCAGATATTGTTAATCTACAGACACAGTATAAGATAGCGACTGATTTGAATCGTAGCATAGATGAGCGTAAAGCGGCTTTGTCTAAAATAAATCAGCAGCTTAATACAAACTACTCTATAGATGAAAAAAATCTTGTTATTCAAGGAGATTTGAATGAGAAGTTTGCGGAACGGGTTGAACTTTTGAAAGCTGCTGCGGAAGTGGATTATTTGACACAGAAAAAGCTAGAAGTAGAGAGTAATATAGAGAATATTAAGAGGAGAAAAAACGAAAGAAAAGAAGAAGTAGCATCGGGGAGTGAATGGGGTGTAAATGTATTATGGAATGGGATAAAAAAAATAGTGCATGATGAATTTGGGAAAGGAACAGGCTCGGATATACAGACATATGATGCGGAACTTACGGAACAGAATAGGATTTTAGCCGATATTAATACGAAGTTGGAACAATCAACCGCTAAAGTTAATACTGTAAATACAGGTGCGGGTGTATCTCAAGGTGGTATTGAAGAGGGGCAAGTCCAGAAAACAACATTGCAGAAACTGGAAGAAAAGTCAGCCAAAGAACTGTCTGAATTGGAGGCAAAATATAAGATAGGATCTATATCTCAGGCAGAATATAATAAGGCATTAGCAGAGTTGAATATCAAGTTGTATGCTGAGGCTAGCGGCTCTAACGATCGGAAAGTTTTAGAGAGTGATTTTTACAAGAAATTAAAAGAAACAGCAGATGCGGCAGTAAGGCAAAAGGATGCTTTGGCGGGTGCTGTTGAGCTTGAAAATGTTCAAAAAGAGTATTCCAAGAGGCTTGCGGAATTGAGTGCGCAGAAAGCCAATGGCTTAATAACAGAAAAACAATACAGAAAGAATGTACAGGCACTTGCGGTAGAAATGGATAAAGCAGCCAGCTCCATTTCGGGAATTGGTGTTGAAGGTCAGGCATTCATCACAGCTATGAGGATGAATGCCCAATTAATGGGGACCCCGACAAAGAAGAAGGAAAGAGATACAACCTTTGATTATAAAAAAACAACCATAGATATCGCGCAAGAAAATCTTGATTTGGCGAAAGACTATGCAAAAGATTTACAGGAGGAAGCTAGAAACGCCGGAAAAATTTTAGATGAGGAACTAGCGAAAGCTATGGCTAATGTGCCGGATTTAGAGAAAGCACTGAAAATAGCCCAAGTTCGGCAAGATATAAAGGACTTGGGTAAGGAGTTGAAACAAGGGATGTTTTCAGGGGTGAAAAATATAGCATCCAGTGCAGACAGAATGGTTAGTGCATTTACTCAATTGAGAGATGTAATGGATGATGAAGATGCGTCTGCATGGGAGAGAATAATGGCAGTATGGAATGTGATGGTCAATTCTGTAGATAGTTTTATGAGTATAATACAGACTATAGACACCCTAAGGGAATTGACAGAAAAGCTCGGGAAGGCAAAAGAAGCGGAGGCTGCGATAGATACAGCAACGACAGCCGCCAAGGTGACCAATGCGACTACGGAGGCGGCTGTAGATACAGCAACGACAGGTGTGGAGGTTGTTAATGCGGGGAAAAAAGTCGCTGCTAATACGGCGGAAGGCGCGAGTGATGCCGGTAAGAGTGCTGCAAAACTTCCGTTCCCTGCAAATATTATAGCAATAGGAGCTGCTATTGCTGCTGCTATTGCTGCGTTTTCAGTGATTCCGAAGTTTGCGAATGGAGGCGTGGTTTCTGGAAGGACATTGGCAGAAGTGGGTGAATACCCAGGTGCAAGCAGTAATCCGGAAGTTATTGCGCCTTTAAGTAAATTAAAGGATATGATAGGAGGAACTGGAATGGCTAATGTGAGGGTGGAAGTTGGAGGAAAGATGCAGCTTGATGGAGATACTGCATATCTACAGCTTAAAAATTATGGTAAGAGGACTGGGAAAAAAATATTTTAACTATGCAGAGATATAGATTGCCATTTTTCAATTATGCCGGTGAATCCTTGGAGATTAAATTCTACATGGAGGATTATATAGGTGAAATAGAAACACTGACAGGTGCACCGTCCGCATTTGTCGTAACAGGGACAGATGAAGAGTTTGTGTACGAGCCTGTACGGACATCTACAGCATCAGTATCCATTGTGACTGATAGTTTGTTGAATGACTTGTTTAGCGTAAACAGTCACCATGTTGCTGTAAAATTGTATAGAGGGAATAAACTGTTATGGACGGGATATGTGGAACCGGAAGTGTTTACTCAAGCTTATGTGCCAATTGCGGATAAATTGAGTATAAACTGCATAAGCGCAATAGGAACGCTTGAGAATATACAATATGAGAAACAGACAGAGAATGGATTTATAACGTCGATAAACCTCTTAAGGTACATTATAAGATCAGCTAATGGGGGATATGAAAAGATATATATACCTTATGTCTATGGATCGTCAGAAGTGAATTATTCGACAAAGAAAAACATATTCGATGAGATAACTCTCGCAGAAGAAAACTTCACCTCAGAAGGGATGATGTTGGACGAGGTACTGGAGTATTTTTGTCGTTTTTTTAATTGGACCTTATACGATTATGAAGGTAGCCTGTATTTTGTTGATGCAGATTGGAAAGGGGAATACTTCTCGTATGGCGAGGATCTTGTCACTTATGAGATGGTTACTCCAAACACTGTATTGCTTCAGGATATCGGCTTCGGTGGTAGTGATCATACAATAGATGTGCTTCCCGGGTATAATAAGGTTACTGTTAAGGCGATAAACAACGTCTTTGACGAATTGGTGGAGAATGAAGATTTAGAAACGTTGAAAGAAAACGGTTACCAAAGTGTAAGTTATGATAAACTGTCAGGGGATGATGTTAAGGTGGTACGCAAAAGGTTTTTAATTCCTGAAAAATGGGAATTGGACTCTTACGATGGCGATACAGGGGAAAAACAAGATCCGAAAGATGCAATGAATAATTCTTTCGGAAGCGCATTGCTAAAAATTAGTGAATATGGGGGAAAGTGGGAAAGATCGGATTTTATCCCTGACATTTCTGACTATTCATGGACATTGGCCGTTCAAGATAGAGTGAAAGGGCAGCAGTTTCAGGAAAAGCCGGGGGAGGCAATGAGTAAGGATTTGGTTGCGATAAAAGGTGCTAAGGGAGCTGCGTGGATGAATGGAGCATTAAGTATTGACGGTAGTATTATAGTTCCGTGGGACGATGCAAATTTAGCGTTCTGTAAGCCTTCGGGGAAATCCGGGTATGCTGATATTACTTATGTGCTAAGGATAGGAGATAAGTATTGGAATGGAAGTTCGTGGGTTGACAGTGAGGCTGAATTTAAGATCAGATATGAAAACGAAAGCGCAGGCTCTCCATTAACTGTTAAGAATACCAAGTCACCTGATATGCCGTATTCTGGTCTGTCCGGATATATTATTAAATTGCCGGATAATGCACCGATTATAGGGGATTTAGCATTAAAGATAAGAAGGACAAGTGAAATAGGATTTACTCCTGAATCGGGAGCTGGGAGTATAAAATTTTATGGATATATATACAAGAATCCTAATCTGAATTATAAGAAAAAAGACGGAGTTGTAGATGAAGGTGAGAACGGGGATCGTGTATACGAGAATGTAGTCAATGAAAAATTTATGTCCGAACTTGACGAGATAGAATTTGGCATAAGTAGTTATAATGAAGACGGGGCGACTTACAGCAAAGCTCTTTTAAATGGCAATTTTTTAACAAACAACTTGTATTCGGCAATAGAAGGTACGCTTGTGCGCCCCGAAGAAGCGTTGATCAGGCGTATAATTAACCGATACCGAGTAACCAAAATCAAGTTAACTCAGGTATTAAAAAACAGTGATCTCATTCATCCTTTCACGGTTTTGTATGACAATTCTATGGTTAGTAAGAAATTCTTGTTATTAAGTGGTGTATGGGATTACGAGCAGAATACAGTAACATTATCAATGATAGAGAATGGCGATAAAGTCAGATATAAGAATCATAAGTAAGGTAGTACCGAGGGAGCGTGATGGGAAGTATGTTCCCCGCTCTGTGACTATTATACAGGGTGGCGGTGGCGGCGGTGATGTCACCAATGCCAAGCATGCCAATTCCGCATATACGCTGGATGAGGACACACCTGTACAGAACTGGTTCTTATCCGCATTGAACGATGATGATGCGCAAGGCATAATCAATTTTCTCAAAGGTCTGAAAATAGCCGGGAATTTGGTAGACCGCATTGTGAAGCAGGGTGACAGGGATGTTACCTACACCGATGAAGACGTGATGAGCGCATTACGTGTAATGACTGAGATAGAGAACAGTGCGGAGAAACTGAAAGAGATATTCTTGCGGAAGGACGTGGCGGATTCCACTAAGTACTTGTTATCCTTACTGGGCGGAGTCTTGATTAAGAAATATGCCAAGTTCGGTGATTTCGTTACCGGCGTATTAGGTGGATACATAGACGAAAAGGGTAATCTTGAAATGGAAAGCGGTGTATTTCGTAAGCGTTTGTTTGTACCTGAAATAGCCTATAACCGTACAACCTATTTCAAAGGACGTATGGTAAACTCCCCCGGTGGTGGTTGTACCGTATTGTCATACGTGGATAACGGCGATGGAACCTACACCATCACTCCCGATCTGACGGATGCGGACGGATTGAGCCAGTTTGTTGATGACATCCTTACCACCTATTTTGTGACTAAAAATAGCGAAGGCAAGCTGAACGGCTTTGAAGAAATGAAATTCCGGGTGACTGCCGCAGATTATACAGCCAAGAAGTTTACTGTCATTCCCCGTCCGGGGCATTCTGACTGGAAACCTGCCGAGCAGATGGTATTGGCACAAACAGGTAACTTTACAGACCCGGAACGTCAGACTTATATACTTATTGATTCCGTCAACGGAAACAACTGTATTACATTCTTTGACAATGCCAACACTTGGGACCCGGAGCCGGCACAGATGCCTGCGTGGTTCGGCAAGAAAAAAGGCATGACTGTAGCCGGTATTAATGCGGACAATTACTCAGCCGTTCTTCAGAACATCATCATGACCGGGCTTATCTTTCAAGTTGATGAGATCACCGGACAGACAGTTCGTGTACCCTTGGACAAGGGTGAATGGGTTTCAGGTAAGTACGCCTACTATGACCGGGTGTCACATAACGGGGCTTTGTGGTTGTGTGTTGATGATAATGGAACAACAACAGAACCGTCAGATGATAATCCGGCATGGCTGAAACAAGTGGCGGAAGGGCAAAAAGGTGATCCGGGCCTATCTGTAGTCGGTGGTGGTCATTGGGAATCCGCCAATACCCCATACAAAGCCAATACAATGGTCACTCTTGCCAACTGTGTCTTTATATCCAAGGTGGAAACCTCCAATCCTCCCATCAGAATATTGCGTATCAAAGGCGGCAATTTCTTAAGAAAGAAGGATGGCGGTTACTATCTTGCCGGGAAACCTGCCGACTGGGAGGTTAACGAGGATTGGGATATGTTGCTTGACGGGCGTGAGCTGAAAGGCGAGAGCATCACCTTCCTGGGTGAATTTGCCACGGCTCCTGCCAATCCGAAAAATGGTGATTCATACCGTAACACAACTGACCGCGCCACCTACATCTATCAGGACGGAAGATGGCAGCTTATGATATCGGACGGGAAAGACGGTAAGGGCTATGAGTATATATATACAAGAGGCAATATCATAGATAACACTCCTGAAAAGCCGGACAGTCAGCAGAAAGATGGTTATGTTCCGGAAGGCTGGACGGATAATTATCTTGGTACGGACGCAGACCATCAGGTTGAATGGGGTTGTACACGTTTTAAGGAAAATGGCGTATGGTCTGAGTTCAGTGATCCGGCTGTGGTGCATCGCTGGAGTAAGGACGGGGAGAATGCCATCATGGCAGACTTTGATAACGAGATGGTCAATGCAGCCCTTACTTCAGATGGGAAGGTCGTATCCTCACAAACTTGGAATACAACTGTCAGTATGTGGTATGGAACGGAGAAGCTCACGCTTGACAGCATCACCTGTACACCTGACACAAATCTTCTGTGTGCGACAGACAAGAATACGGGAGTGGTGACAATATCGGTATCTGCCGGAGCTACTCTTGCTGCGACAAACACGGTGAAGATCACAATCAGGGCTACAAAGAACGGGCAGCAGTATTCCCGTGATCTGACATTCACTGTAGCCGGGGTCCGTGGAGGTGCGGACGGTTCAGATGCCGTGCTATACAGTATAATCGTTTCCGCCAGTTCTGTAAGCAAGGACAAGAACGGGAACTACAGTGTTTCTTCCGTGTCATGTTACAGGCAAAAGTCAGTGGGGGGCGTGATATCCACCACAACGGACGGTACATTGAAATACAGCATAGATGGTGGAGCAGAAACTAGCATAAACAACAATACAGCCATATCAAGCGGAAACTTCACGAAGGCATTGAAGTTTATCTTTTACGTGAATGACCAGATAGTGGATATTGAAACTGTTCCCATGCTTTCTGACGGTAAGGATGGTGCTGACGGTGAGAGCATCACAGCCGCAGGTCATTGGGAGTCCGCTAACACTCCGTATGCGAAAAACAGTACAGTATCGTTTGCCGGAGGATCTTACTTAAGCAAGGTTCAAACATCCAATCCGCCACTTCCGCTTCTTCGTGTGAGAGGTGGACGTTATCTAAGGAAGAAGGATGGCGGTTACATACTTTCCGGGAAGAGATCGGACAAGGCTGTCAACTCCGACTGGCAGGAAATGACTTCCGGTGTCGAACCGTCCGCTTCTTACTGGCTTGACAGCCCGGTAAGCACAATAAACTTTACCAGTACGGGCACACCGTCACCGTCAGCGTTTGTCGTTACCATGAAACAGAATGTAGGCGGTAATGTGAGCGATACGAACAGGTTCTATCTTGCTGCACGCAAATATAACGGAAGTTGGCTGGCTCACGTAGGTGCTACCCTAAGCAATCAGATATCCGTACCTGCGACAGCCGGATACACCCAGTTTGCCGTCCGGGCTTATAAATCCGCATCTGACGCGAACGCATGGAATAATAATTTTGTCGCTGAAAAAGGGGTGGGTGTAGCTAATGATGGTGCCATAGGAGCAACAGGGGCGTTTCCCCGTGACAGAGGTGTATTCGCATCAGGACAGACTTATGTCTGGAATGCGGATTACCGGGATAAGGTCATATATCTGATAGGGGGAGTTTATTATAATTTCCTTGTAAAGAATTACGGTGCTTCCGTTACAGCTGCACCCACATCTGTCAACGGGGATTCGAACTGGGAAGCTATGCAGAAGTTTGTGAATATCGCTACCGACACCCTGTTTGCCGATGGTGCGAATGTAGCCGGCTTCATGTTCAAAGACAAGGTTCTCAAATCTTTTAATGACAAAGGTGAAACTCTTCTTATCAACGGCGTAACCGGGTATTTAAAATGTAAGAATGCAGAGATAACCGGAACTATCATAGCGACAAAGGGAACAATTGGTGGATTCAATATTGGTAGTGACTTTATCGGCAGCACTAATATGTCGGCTGTGAATGTTGATAACTTGTTGCTGCAATACGACAAGTTTGAAATGAAATACGAACGATTCCAATCAATAGACGGACATTTATATCAAGGCATTTTGAATACAGTAATTAGAAGTGGAAGTATAACTGTATCATCAACAGGGGATGTTTCAACAGCGGATGATACCCTGTATGTAAGATGTGGAAGTTATATTTTTTCCGTTGGGCGATACGGGATTCGCAAGTCAACGAATGGAGGAAGTACTTGGGTGGATTTATAATATTAAAAATATAAAATATGAAGATAAATTTTAAACAGTTCCCCATGTACACGGGGATAGACAAGAAAGAAATGGTTGCCTGTGATGTGGCATACAGCCTAGCGAATAACCTTTATACCAAAGTGCCAGATAATATCGGAGCGCATTGTCTTTCCGAGAAGATCTATAATGCGGAAGGTAATGTGGACTTAAGCGGGCAGGAGATTGACATTATCCGATATGCTTATCCGACATTTACTGGGGCGTTTGCCGACTCGTTTGAACATTATTTGAAGACATATAAAGAGAAGGAGGAACAACATGAAGATTGAGAATTTGGAACGCGCCAGCCAGATCAATGACGAACTGGCGAAACTGAAGCTGGCTAAGGAAACGTTGAATAACGGAGGCTATGTCCGTATCTACAGCAGCGCCCGGTCAAGTGCCGGATGCGTGGAACTGGATATAGCGAACTTCAATGGCGAGGTGAGCACGTGTATTGATAACCATATCGCTGAACTTGAATCTGAAATAGAAACGCTATGAAAAAGGTATATTGTAACAACCTTCTGGCAAAGGTGCTGCTTGCGTTCAGTTCCTGCCACACGATAACAATCGGTCCGTTTGTCTTAAGTAAGCGGCCGGAAGAGAAAATCACTCAGAAAGTGAGAAACCATGAGTGTACCCACGCCCGTCAATGGGTTGAGATGGCAGTTGCCTCCGGTACAGTTATCTGGATCTTGTTGTTGTGTTTTGGCCTTTCCGTCTGGTGGCTGATACTGGCCGGGCTGGCGTTATATCTCTGGTATGGTGTGGAGTGGCTGGTCAGGGCGGTACGGTTGAAGGATGCCGACAGGGCGTATAAGGCGGTATCGTTTGAGATGGAGGCATATTCCAATGAGGATGATCCGAATTATCTTGAGAACAGTAACTATTTTGCATGGGTGAAATATTTGTTTTAATTTTTAAATTTATATTATGGACTTGAATAATATAGTTGGCTTTAAAGCCATTGACGCGGACGGTAACGAACAGAATGTGACAGTAGATGAAATGGTGGATATGGTTTCCACAAGAATGGTTATGGCTTTGTCAGAAACTTCAACATTCGCTGCCGCTGCGGCAGTCGGAAATGACGTGTATGAGAATGAACTTCCGACAGTGACGGATGCCGCAAATGTAAGAGTTTTACAAAGTAGCGGAGATGCGGCAAAAATGACGATGCAGTCGCTTGCATCAAAACTGGGAGAACT